TAATCATGGTACACACCTTTTTGATGAAGAAGCACAAAAAAGATTTGATACATTTGTTAGTATGAGCGGTATCAAAATAAATTATGTAACGCCAGATCTTTCTTGGCTAAGGGAATTGACTGGTGTATTATGATCTATCAAACTGCGTTTTATATGATATTGTTTTTACACATCTATTATAGTATAATGGACAATACAGAAATGGTTAACATGTCTTTCAAAAGTATTGTCATTCTCGGATTTCTTGCACTTTTAAATAGGAGATAATATGTCGGCCCTTCAAGAACTACAAAATTATACATTTGTTAGCAAGTATGCTCGTTGGTTAGAAGATAAAAACAGACGAGAAACTTGGAAGGAGGCCGTAGAGAGAGTTAAAAACATGATGCATACAAAGTATGCTGATTGCGATATCAAGGCCGATATAGACTGGGCCTATGATATGATGTACAAGAAAAAGGTATTAGGTAGTCAAAGAGCCTTACAGTTTGGTGGAGAACCTATATTAAAACGTCATGCTAAAATCTATAATTGTTTTCATAAGAATACAAAATTTGTATCTTCAGAAGGTGTCGTATCTTTTGCTGATTTTTCTAATGGTCAAGAAATAACAGTATTAACACATACTGGTATGTGGAAGAGAGCAAAAGTTGTTAGCGGAGGAAATCAAGAATTAATAGAAGTAACAATATCTAGACATAATAGTGATGATACTAAAATACTTACCACTAGTGGTCATGATTGGCTTCTTAATGGAACACTACAAAAGAAACAAACAAAAGATTTAAATATTGGAGATGAATTATTAGCAGTACCGGATATTTTTAATGATTTTGACTACGATAATGCTTTGCCAGACGAAAGACTTTATTGGGCTTATGGCTATGTTTACGGAGACGGCACAAAAGTTAAATACAAAGATGGTACATATAAATATAGTATGGTAAGATTATGTGGAGATCAAATAAAATACAAATATAGATTTGAAGAACTTGGATTTAAAAACAGTTCATCATTAAGTTTAGATGGTGACTTTATGGCGTATACTGGCACTTATCTTAAGACTGCCCCAAATCCAGAAAAAGATGAACCAAGATTAATTAGAGCATTTGTAAGAGGATATTTAGACGCAGATGGAGAACTAAATACAAATTACACAAAAAATATCTATAGAAATATTCAATCTAGTAATTTGGATCATATTGAATTTATCAGAAAATGTTTTCCTATTGCTGGTGTTTTCATAGTTTCTGAAACCGATTTAACTGGTCAAGTAACTAATTTTGGTACAAGACCATATACCATTAAATTCCGTATAATTAATAATATTGGAGGAAAGAGTTGTGCTAAATTTAAGGTAACAAATATTAAGAATACAAAAGTATATGATCATGTATGGTGTTTAGAAGTAGAAGAGGATCATAGTTTTGTATTAGCAAATGGTTTAACAACAGGAAACTGTACTTCTAGTTATTGTGATAGATTAAGATTTTTCCAAGAGTGTTTTTGGCTACTACTCTGTGGTAGTGGTACAGGATTCAGTGTACAAAAGCATCATGTGGCTAAACTACCAACACTAGAACATAATGTAAAAGAAGGAGTTGGCACAAAATATGTAGTAGACGATAGTATCGAAGGCTGGGCTGATGCTCTAGGCGCACTATTAAGCTCATACTTTAGCAAGCCTGTTGAGGATTTTAAGGAGTATAAAAATACACACGTTGTATTCGATTATTCTAATATCAGAACTAAGGGATCTTCATTAAGCTCTGGCGTAGGTAAGGCTCCAGGATTTGAGCCACTACAACATGGTCTAGAAAAAATTAGAACCTTATTAGATCGTTGTGTTGCTAATGGTCAAAAAAGACTCAGGCCAATTGATGCTTATGATATTGTAATGCATAGCAGTGATGCTGTATTAAGTGGTGGTGTTCGTCGCTCTGCTAGTTTAGCGTTATTTAGTCCAGACGATGAAGAAATGGCTAAGGCTAAAACTGGCAATTGGTATATGGAAAATCCACAAAGAGCACGTAGTAATAACTCCGCCCTATTACTCAAAAACGATACCACATTTGAAGAATTCCAAACATTAATGGAAAGCGTCAAGGAGTTTGGTGAGCCAGGATTCATTTGGAGCGAATCCACAGAAATGATTTTTAATCCTTGTGTAGAAATTGGTATGTGGCCAGTTGATGAAGAAAGTGGCAAAAGTGGATGGCAAGGATGCAACCTATCCACCATTAACTGCTCAAGCGTTATTGATGAAGATGACTTTTATGAAAGATGCAAAGCAGCAGCAATCATCGGTACTTTACAGGCTGGTTTTACTAAGCTAGAGTACTTAGGAGATGTTAGTGAAAAAATCTTTTCAAGAGAAGCCCTATTAGGAGTATCCTTAACAGGAACTATGGAAAAGCATGATCTAGTCTTAACAGAAAAGGTGCTTACAAAGGGTGCAAAAATTGCTGTTGACACCAATAAGGCTCTAGCAAAGAAAATCGACATCAATCAAGCCGCTAGAGTAACATGTTTAAAGCCAGAAGGCACATCTTCTAGTATGTTAGGCACAAGCTCAGGTATTCATCCACACCACGCTAAGAGATATATTAGACATGTTCAGTCCAATATTCTTGAAGCACCATACCAACACTTTAAGAAGTTAAATCCACAAGCCTGTGAAAAATCTTCTTGGTCAGCTAATAACACAGATGAGGTTATTAAATTTCCAATAGAAGTACCAGACGGAGCCAAGCTTAAAAATCAATTGCCAGCGGTGGAAATGTTGGAGGTTGTCAAAGAAACGCAAAAGAATTGGGTGAACTCGGGCAAGAATAGAGCATTATGTACTCAAGACTATCTAAGTCATAATGTTAGCAACACTGTAACGGTTAAGCCAGATGAATGGGATGATGTTACAAAGTATATTTATGATAATCGTAAGTATTTTGCTGGCATATCATTAATTCCTCAAAGCGGAGATAAAGACTATCCACAGGCTCCTTTCACAACGGTTTATACTAGTCGTGAAATTGTTAAAGAGTACGGTGACGCAGCATTGTGGTGTTCCGGTTTAATCGAGCTTGCTCTAAATGCCTTTAACAACAACTTGTGGGCGGCTTGTGATTATGTCAGCTTAAATCAAGCTAAAGATAATGACAACCAAGACAAGCTCCTGTTTATGACCAAAATGAAAAATTTTGCTGGTAAATATTTCGACAGCGACATTAGACGTTTAACATACTGCATGAAAGACGTCTATAATTGGAAGATCTATTGTGATTTATTCAATAGTTTTAAGAAGGTTGATTATACGCAACTTGCTGAGACAGAGGATAACACGACCGGGATAGAGGAAATTAGTTGCGCTGGCGGTGCATGTCTAATTTAACCCACTATCCGTAAAGGAAATATCTTGAGAAAAAAAAGCAAAAACATTAAGAAAAAACCTAAAGTTATTGATTTGACTAATGATATTCAGCCGGTTGGAGATATCTACCGCAATAGATTAAAACCAAGAACAGAAAATCAAAAACAATATATTAGAACTATAGCAGAAAACTATATTAGTTTTTGTCAAGGTGTGGCTGGTAGTGGTAAAACACACATAGCTATTGGTATGGCCTTGGAATATTTATTAGATAATAAGGTCAAAAAGATAGTTATAACCAGACCTGTAGTAGAGTCCGGAGAAAAAATCGGGTATTTACCAGGAACAGCAGAAGAAAAATTACATCCGTATCTATTGCCCTTACTAGACGAAGTAAACCACTTTATCTCTAGTGCTTTATATGCTAGTCTTAAGACCAACAATAAGATCGAGATTGTACCTCTTGGCTTAATGAGAGGTCGTAATTTTCATGACAGCTTTATAGTGGCGGATGAATGTCAAAATGCTTCATACGATCAACTAAAAATGTTATTGACACGACTTGGCACAAACAGTAAGATGGTTTTGACTGGAGACGTTAGCCAGTCAGACCTAAATAGACATTTGCAGGGTGGGTTTCACACTATGACAAACGTTTTAGATAATGTAGAGGGGATAGGAGTATCATATTTGGATGTTTCTGATATTGTTAGACATCCGATTATAGGCAAAATTCTTGGACGCTTAGACACTTACGAAAATGGACAACCAAAATAGTCAATGCTTAGTTTTAAATGCTGATTATAGTCCTCTAACAGTTATTGACTGGAAGAAGGCTATTATTTGGTCTATGAAAAATGATAGCTCACAAATCGCAACCATAGAAATTATAGACTTCTATAAAAATGACTATATAATGGGTACTAATAATAAAAAGTATCCCATACCGGCAGTAGCTAAAACTAATAAATACTATAGGATTAACTCTTATAGGGTAAAGTTTTCTCGTAAGAATTTATTTATACGAGATAATTATATGTGTCAATATTGTGGTGTTTCCAAAGACATGAACGAATTAACATACGACCACGTTATACCTAAGTCATTATGGAATCATAATATAGGAACACCAACCTCTTGGACCAATATAGTAACAGCATGTATTACGTGCAACAGAAAAAAACGCAACAGAACACCAAAGCAAGCCAATATGCCACTAATAAATTTACCAATAACGCCCCAAAAAAGTATCAAATACTTGCCTATAGCTCACCACCTATCTAAGATAAGAACAGATATACCCAGGGAATGGACAGTTTATTTACCAGAATCATACTCACTATAATGCCCACATATTCATATCATTGCGAGTCGTGCGATACTGACTTCGAAATTTTTTTTCATATAAAAGACTATGTTGAAAGTCCTAATTGCATCTCATGCAATAAGAAAACAACACACAGGCTTTATATAAAAGACGTTAGTACATTAAGTGCTTCTGTAAAGAAGTCTGACAGCGAACTAAAGACGATAGGCGATCTAGCCAACAGAAACAGAGACAGACTTAGCGACGATCAAAAGGTAGAACTACATAAAAAACATAATAGCTATAAAGAATCGGTAGATGATAAGCCTCTACCAAAAGGAATGTCACGAATGAAGAAAGGCACTAAAACAATATGGCCAAGCTAACATCGGATTTTATGTTTTTTCAAAAAAACAGAGAACCATCAGAAAAGCACTACGAATACTTTACTATACTAGGTGATCATGATTTCTTAGATGATAATGATCGCCCACAATCAAAAACAGAAAACAACAAGGTGGTTGCCAAGTCTGTTCGCACAGATGATAAGCCTACCAGATTTTATATCAAGATTGGTACATATGGTAAGATTTATAATCCAATCGGACTATACAGCGAAGGCAAAAATACCAAATTCTTATCGAAAATTGGTAGAAAGCAATTTGAATTCAAAGAAGTCAACCAAAAAATCTTTGATCTATACCTTAATTTTTTAACCACCAAAAATCTAGCTTGGCTTAATAATGCCGAAAGAGAGTTATCATAATGCCCAGACTATCTAAAACAACAGAATACGCCATCAAGTATCTGTATGATCAAAACAAGTCAGTATCAGATATTGCAACAGAGTTGAAGGTTTCTTTAGCTCAGGTAGAATCGGTCATAGCCAAAGCTGGTAAAACCAAAAAAACGTCTAAGGCTAAAAAAGATCATACTAAAGACTTAATGATTAGACAAACATCAGCAAAGAAAAATAATACAGTAAGTATTATGACAGAGAGCGCCGCACAGCTTTCTGATGAGTTTATCAAGAATATGGATGCTCATAAGCAAAGAACACAAAGCTATATCTTCAGGCCGCGAGATTGATAATAGTTAGAATATGTCGAATAAAAAATATCCGTCTAAGTACTCTAATGGGAAAAGCGTATCTGCTGCCCAATATATCACAGAGCTAATCTGTGAAAAGATGGCACAAAAGGATAAGAAGGATCTACATTATAGATTCTGGGTTGCTAAAGAATGGGAAAAATATTATAGGAATCAAATAGCTTCTGCGTATCAACTATTAAAAAAATATCCAGAAACCGCTATTATTAGAGCCTTGAATAATCCCAAGGCTTCAAAAATATATTCTCTGCGAGCACCACACCTACCAGCTATCATAGAACAAGAACAGATCAAACTAAGTAATGAAAATCAAGACCTGTCATTGAACCTACAACGTTCTGATAATGTAAAATTTGGTGGTCAAAAAGTCAAACCTAATATTATTTCTAAATTAAAGGGATTAGATAATGAGTCTTAAAGACGATGTGGTAAAAAACTTTGGAGATGATATTATCCTAACGGGTAATGCCATTGTTGATCGTAAAAATGTTATTATTCCTGTTAGTCCATCATTGGATATTATTTTGAATGGCGGCATACCAGAAGGTAGTTTTGTTATCTTAACCGGACAACCAAAATGCGGCAAAACCACAACATCACTAGACTTCGCTGCTACAGCACAAAAACCAGAATATCAAGGAGGTTTGAAAAGTCCAAGAGAAGTGTACTACCTAAATATTGAAGGTAGACTGAAAAAAAGAGATCTAGAAGGAATACCCGGATTAGATTTAGATAGATTTCACGTTATCGGTAGTCAACAAGGTAAGATTCTGCACGGCGAAGAATATTTACAGATTGCAGAAAAAATTATTAATGAGATACCGGGATGCGTACTCATCATAGACTCTTACTCTGCACTATGTACAGAAGCAGAAATTACTAGCGAAATGGATAAGATGCAAAGAGCAGATGGAGCAAAACTATTGGCTAAGTTTTGTCGTAAGGTCGCTAATGTTATTCCAGTAAATAAAAATATTGTTATTGGCATTACTCACCTAATGGGTAATCCTACAGGATATGGTGCAGAATTTAAGGAGAAGAGCGGTCAGGCTATCGCCTATCAGACAGACATTAAGCTAAGAGCCAAAACCTTCAAGCCTTGGACTCTAAGTGCCGATAGTACTCAAATAGGACAAGAGATAGAGTGGCAAGTAGCATGTTCTGCTTTAGGGCCACCCGGAGGAAATATTACAAGCTATATCAGATATGGTCAGGGTATTGACAAATATATGGAAGCTATTACACTAGCCTCAGACATGGGTATCATTCACAAAGGTGGTGCTTGGTATACTTTGACTGCTTTAGAAGATAAGCCTAAATTTCAGGGAGCTGAAAAGGTTAGACACTATCTACTAGAGAATCCTAAAGCGTATCATGATTTAGTGAAAACTGTTAAGGATACAATGGGCATAAAATGCTAATAAAAGATTTAGATGGTGGTTCTCATAATTGGCTATTAACGGGAAATATGGCCAAGGGTAACATAGCAAATAAGTCTAGCTTGCATCTTAAGGCTAGAGAATTAATTAAATTAGCATATCCTACCCTACAAACATTAGAGGAAGTACCAATACCTTTAAGAAAAAACGAGACTCTATATTTAGACTTTTATATTCCACTTAAAAAGATTTGTTTTGAAGTTCATGGTGAGCAACATTATAAGTTTATATCATTCTATCACAGTACGGTATTAAACTTTTTGAAGGCCCAAAAGAGAGATAGAGAAAAAGAAGAGTGGTGCGACATTAACAATATAACATATTTATCATTAGCCTATAATGAATCTCCGGATATCTGGCTTGAAAGGATTTCCAATGCTTAAAACAGCGAAAGACGAAGTAAAATATTGGGACGAAATATTAGATGAATATGAGCAGTCCATAGGCTTTTCTACCTATAAGGATGATACTATGCCGTCTGATGAACTTAATCAATATTTAACGATGAGTAGAGATACAATAGAAAAGCTCACACCAGAAGATTGTGCTCAAATAGCATATCGGTTAGGCCAATTTAGTTTTCATACACAAAGAACAATTAATAGAGAAATAGCTAGATACAATTGGGCAGACGAAACATTAAAAGATTTAATAGCAGATGAGATTAATAATTATAAAGGCTATGGCTATTTAGAAAAATCTGGACAAGCTATTAAACATAATGACAAGGCCCAATCTGTGAATAATATTAAGAAATACGCCAAGCAAAGAAGCGACAGACTATCTTATTTGGCTAATGGGTTAAAAAACCTGTCGGATATTATCTTGTCAGTTCAAAAAACAAAGGTGAAACATGGGTCTTAATAATGATGATATTAAACAACTAATAGCAATATTACAGCGTGGCCTTGTAGAAGAACCACAAACTGAACAAAATATAACTCCAACTACACAGCCCAAAAAAACGAGGGTGAAGAAGGAAACCGCTACTCAACCCAAAAAGAAAAAGTCTTTGAACAAATTCAGTAGGATGCCTGAGTTTAACATGTGCAAAGAAGATGTGGAGATTGATAAGAAAATCCGTAAGCCTCCACCATCAGAGAGAAAGCCACCATTTGAACATATCAAGGTGCAGTGTCGTGTTTGCGGAAAAAAAGACAAAGTTGCACCAATGTTGATCGAGTCTATAGAAAGATATAAGTGCAACAAGTGTTCAACAGGAGCAGGCTAATGATTTTGTGTGATCCCGCCGCAGAAAGAGCGGTTTTGGCTGGTATTTGTACATATGGAGATGCTGCTTATTTGGATATAGCAGATATTATTCAGGAAAGCTCTTTTACTATTGATAGTAATAGTATCATTTATAAATGTTTAAAAACGTTATGTGACAATAATACTAACACAATTGATATTGCATCTATATATTCTACAGCCCAGGAAATTGGTGTCTCTCATATCTTGTCTAAAAAAGAAGAGACACAGCATCTCAAGGCTATTATGGATTTTCCAGTAAGTCTAGAGAATGTTAGAAGATTTGCTGCAAAAATTCGCAAGCTAGAAATCGCAAGACTCCTGAGAAAACAACTAGAACAAGCACAAGATAAAATCTTAGACGTTAGTGGTAATGAACCCATATCTTCAATTATCGCAATAGCGGAAGATAGCATCTTTAACTTCACTTCACTGCTTAATGATGCTGATTCTGGACCCGAACAAATTGGGGCTACTGTAGAAGAATATATTAAGAACCTTGAAGAAAATAAGATCGATCAAGTAGGTATTCCTACCGGCTTTCCCATTTATGATCAGGCAATAGGGGGAGGATTAAGAAAAGGAACTATTAATGTTATCGGAGCTAGACCCAAAACCGGTAAAACACTATTGTCAGATAATATGGGTAAAAATATTGCTTCCCTAGGTATTCCTGTTTTAAACATGGATACAGAAATGAATAAAGAAGATCATATTCACAGATTATTAGCTATGATGAGCGAGATAGAAATTAATGTTATCGAAACTGGAAAGTTCTCTGAATCTCCAGACAAGAAAAATAAAATAAGTAAATCTGTACAAGAACTAAAGAACATGAAGCTATATCATAAAAGTATAGCCGGTAAGCCATTTGAAGATCAGCTGGCGATTATGAGAAGATGGCTTGTAAAAGAGGTTGGCTTAAATGATGACGGAACAGCTAAAGAATGTGTTATATTTTATGACTATCTAAAACTCATGGATAGCGCTGGTATTAGTCAAGACTTGAAAGAATATCAGGTATTAGGCTTTATGATGACCAGTCTACATAATTTTGCTGTAAGATATAAGGTGCCTATTGTGGCCTTTATTCAGTTAAACAGAGACGGTATAACTAAAGAAAGTACTGACTCTGCAAGCGGATCAGATCGTATTATATGGTTATGTAGCAATTTTAGTATTTTCAAACGTAAGAGCGACGAAGAAATAGCGGAAGATGGTTCCGATAATGGTAATAGAAAATTAATCCCGGTTATTAGTCGTCACGGAGGAGGTTTGGATGATAACGATTATATTAATTGTTTCATGAAGGGTTGGTGTGCTAAGATTACAGAAGGTAGAACGAGACTAGAAATTGTAAACAACGTTAAAACTAATAATGAAGGCTTTATAGTAGATGACTACTCTAATGAAGAAGAAATCCCCTTTGAATGATCAGGCAAAACTCAAAGTAGTTTGCGATGAAATTTGCGACGATATAGAGTCTGTGCTGGAACATTTTGGTTTAGAATTTAAGTTTAATCATAAAATGATTACCATGTCCTGTCCTATTCATGGTGGAGATAATATCTCGGCATTAAATCTATATCCAGAAGGAGACAACTATAGAGGCAACTGGAAGTGTCGCACACACGGATGTGAAAAAACCTTTAAGGGTTCTGTAATAGGATTCATCAGGGGAATAATCTCTAATCAAAAATATGGTTGGAGAGAACCCGGTAACACAACGTGTTCATTTAAGGAAGCCGTAGATTTTGCAACGGGCTTTATCAATAAAGACTTGGACAGCATAAAAATCTCCAAGACAGATAGAGAAAAAAGACAGTTCACAAGCGTTGTTAATTATTTACAGAATCAGCCGGTACAAAGTACAAATCTAGTTAAGAGAAGTCAGATTGTTAAGTCCCTAGCCATTCCTGCCCAATACTATATAGATAGAAGCTATTCAGCAGAAGTACTAAACAAGTATGATGTTGGATTATGTACCAAAGAAGGCAAGGAGATGAGTGACAGAGTGGTGGTTCCGATCTATGATAATAATTATGACTTCATGGTAGGATGCACAGGCCGTAGCACATATGAAAAATGCCCCGCTTGCAAAGCATATCACAGTTCATCCAATCCTTGCCCCACATCGGAGAACTCATGGAAGTTTCCCAAGTGGAAGCATAATGCTGACTTTAAGAGTCAAAACTATTTGTATAACTTCTGGTTTGCTAAAGAGCATATTTTAAAAAGCGGCATTGCGATTATTGTTGAAAGTCCGGGTAATGTTTGGAGACTAGAAGAAAATGGTATACACAATAGTGTTGCTATGTTTGGGTCTTCTTTAAGCGATAGACAAAAAATACTATTAGATTCTTCCGGAGCTATGAGCCTTATTATTCTTACAGATAACGATGACGCTGGACGGAAAGCAGCAGAACAAATCAAAAATAAGTGTCAGAATACATACAGAATTTTTATTCCGCAAATCAGCAAATCAGACGTTGGCGAAATGAGCAAGGAAGAAATTAATACAGAAATCAAAACCTACTTAGAAAGTATTGTATGACAAAAATCTTAGCCTTTTCTGGAAGAAAACAATCTGGCAAAAGTACTTCAGGGGAATTTGTAGAAAAGTTTATTAAGCAAAATTTCCTACCAATTTCTTGCAAGCTATATAGCTTTGCTGATCCATTAAAACAAGACATCTGTATGAATCTGCTAGGATTAACACATGAGCAGTGCTATGGTACAGACGAGGATAAGAATACTTTAACCAATATTCGTTGGTCAGATATGCCTATAGAGATTCAGCAAAAACACTATAATGACATGGTTACTAATGACTATCTTACTGGGCGACAGGTAATGGAGGTTATTGGCACTGAAATTTTTCGTAAAATGTACGGTAATATTTGGGTGGATGCTACTATATCAAAGATATATAGAGAGCAGCATGATTTGGCTATTATTTTAGACAATCGCTTCCCTAATGAGGTAAATAGCGTATTAGATAATAATGGAATAGTTATCAGACTAACCAAAGACATATTCAACTCAGACTCTGAACCAGAACGAGCATTAGATCCAGATAATTATGATTGGACAAGATTTAGTCTAGTATTAGATAACTCTAATATGACACTTGAACAAAAAAACAATACAATTTTGACCTTTCTTCAAAATCAAGGAATACTACCATTATAATCACATATTTAAGAAGCAGTTCTTATGGAACACACTCTATGTGTCCTCAACAGTATTTTATTGAATATGTCCTAGGTATACGTTCGCCATCTGGAATTAAAGCCGATAAAGGCACAATTTGTCATAAGGTATTAGAAATATTAGCCCATATTAAGCTATGTACACAGAATAATCAAAAAATATATAATGACGATATTCTTGGAGACATTAGTGTTGACAAGTATAATTTAGACCATATTATTGAACAGGTCTATGATTATTATACGTCCCAGTTTAAACACCATGAGTGGGATGTTAAAGATTTTAAAGACTGCCACAAGTGGTGCTATAAAGCAATCACAGACCACAACAAATCCTTTGACCCTAGGTTGAGAAACATACTACAGCCAGAGCAGCACTTTGATATTGTGATCAATAAGCCGTGGGCTAATTATAAATACAATATTGATGGAGAAATTCTAGAAGGACAATTGGCTATTAAAGGCACTATTGACCTTATTACCTCTATTGACGATAATACTATTGAAATTGTAGACTGGAAAACTGGTCGTAGATTAGATTGGGCAACTGGCGAAGAAAAAACCTTAGCAAAATTACATAATGACCCCCAATTAAGAATTTATCATTATGCTGTAAGTCAGCTGTATCCAAAAATAGAACATATCATATTCACAATTAATTTCATTAATGATGGCGGAGCATTTAGCATATGCTACGATAAGAACGACCTGCCCAAAACAGAAGATATGATTAGGCAAAAATTTGAAACAATTAAAAGCACTAAAGTCCCTCAATTAAATAAGTCTTGGAAATGTAATAAGCTTTGTCATTTTGGTAAAACAACATTTCAAAATAGTCATGTTCTACCAATCCTTGAGTATAGAGATGGTCAGTTGTGTTCTGTTGATACAGCAATGACCAAGTGCGAACAAATTAAGCATGATATTCAACTCAAGGGGATGGAAAATGTAGTTGACGAATACACAGTTCCGGGATATACTATTGGAAAGTACAAGGCTCCTGGCTCGGCTGAATAGCTACATACCCATTGAATTTTTGTGGAAACTTTATACAGAAACCCAGAATAAAAAGTGTGCCATCACAGGCGAAGAAATTGATCTTGACAAAGACGGGTCATTAGATAGAATTGATAGTTCTAAAGGATACGTCAAAAATAATGTTTGGTGGGTCAAAAAAGATATTAATAAAATGAAACTAGACTTTCCTTTACATATATTTATTAAATTATGTGAGAAGGTCGTAGCCAACAAGGAGAAAATTGGATGGACATGAGCAACTATATACCGCTTCATGTCCATTCCTAAGTGGGCTATGTTCTCACTTTTGGATGGACTATCTAAACCAGAACAAATGGCAGAAAGATGCAAAGAGATTGGAGCAACAGCATGTGCTATCACAGATCATGGTAATATTGCCGGTGCTGTTAAATTTTATATGGCAATGAAACAGGCTGGCATTAAGCCGATTCTTGGTTGTGAGCTTTATATTTGCGACAATGATCCAACCATTAAAGAAAAGCATAATAAAGAATTAAGCCATTTTCTAATTTTGTCTAAAAACTATGATGGATGGAAAACTCTCGTTCGTATAGTATCAGAATCCAATAGACCGGAGAATTATTATCATAAGCCTAGACTAGACCTAAAAAGCCTCTATGCTTTAAATGACGGTAATTTAATTGCTATCACCGGACATCTAGGATCAACCCTAGCTGACACTATTCTGGATAATTATCAACTCAAACCAAACTGGCTAGAGCTAGGAAAGAATCATGTTTTAGATCTTAAGAAGCACTTTAGTGGTGTGTTTTTAGAGGCCCAACTAATGGATGCCGAAAATCTAACCGTACAAAAAGAGCTTACAAAAGCTATTAGAGAAATTGGTAAGCAAACAGATACAAAAGTTATTTGTACTCCAGACGCACATTATTGTCGTAAAGAGGACGCTATTGATCAGCGCATTTTGCTCTGTAACAATTTGAAAACTACATTTCCAGAAATTAGTCGTAAGATTAGTAATGACGAAGATGTGCCTATGGGATGCTTTTTCACATCAGATAATTACCATATTCTTTCTCAAGAAGAAATGGCAGCCTTGCATACAGAAGAAGAAATAGCAAACACACAATATGTGGCTAGTCTTATAGAAGAATATGATATCCTAAGCAAGCCTAAACTACCTCCATTTGATTGTCCGAAAGGTTTTGATGACGCAGAATATCTTAGAGAGCTTTGTCGTAAGGGCTGGAAAGAAAAAATTGCTAATATCATACCAAAAGACGATCAACAACAATATGTAGATAGAATCAAATATGAACTAGATGTTTTACAGGGGGCGAATTTAAGTAGCTACTTTTTGATAGTACAAGATATTGTAAATTATGTGCGAACAAGTGGGTGGCTTCCGGGACCGGGACGAGGAAGTGCGGCTGGATGTCTGGTATCATATCTAATAGGTATTACCAGTATTGATCCAATCAAATACAACCTATTCTTTGATAGATTTTATAATTCTGGCCGAAACACCAAAGATCGTATTAGTATGCCAGATATTGATGTTGACGTTCCTATTAATAAGCGTGAAGTAATTATTCAATATATCAAAGATAAGTATAGTCATGATAAAGTATCTCAAATGGTTACCTTTAACACCATCAAGGGAAGAGGTGCTCTTAAGGACGTATTAAGAGTATATGGTAATATTAGTTTTGAAGAAATGAATCGTATTACTAAAAATATTCCAGATGAAGCTAAGATTGCAGATGAACTACAAGAAATGAAAGAAGAAACTGGAGAGGCATCTATTATTCGTTGGGCTTTAGAAAATAATTCTGAAAAGCTCAAGGAGTGGTGCTATATTGACGACAAAGGAGAACTACAGGGGCCGTTGGCAAAAAGGTTTGAGCAGGCTATTAGATTAGAAGGAACTAAGTCTAATCAGTCCAAACACGCGGCTGGTATTGCTATTAGTTCAGAGCCATTAAGCGAATTATGTCCTATGGTTTTTGATAGTAAAAATAATCAGCTAATTGCCGGAATGGAAATGCAAGACCTAGAAGCTATTGGTATTATTAAATTTGATGTTTTAGGCGTAGCGATGTTAGATAAGATTATGACAATACAAGATCTCTTAATAGAAGGAGTAGAAATATGATTAAGAAGTTTTCAGAAATTGCAGAAGGCGAAACATTCACACACAAAGGTATTGAATATAAGAAGACTGCAACAGTAAAAGTAAGCTGCTGTCGATCAATCAATGCTCATGCAACAGCAAATGAAAAGAATACAACGTTTCTATCACCCAATGTAGAAGTAGAAGTAAATGATCAACTATAATAAGATTTGCGTTTTTGATTTTGAAACAGACGGTTCTGATCCTAGGGTTTGCAGTCCTGTACAAATTGCTGCACTTATGATAGATCCTCTACAATTAGAGGTTATTGATGGGTCAGAATTTAATATGCATTTCAAGCCAGAAGTTCTAGAAAATAACAAAGACCATAGATACGAAACCGACATTTTGGAATTTCACTCTAAAGTTAAGGGGTGTTCCCAAGATGATGTTTTAAAGGCTTGGCATCAATATCCAAAACAAGAACACTCATGGAAGATGTTTATTAACTATCTGGATAAATATCATTCCAGAAGTTCTAAGAAAAGCCAATTTAGCGCTCCTATTGCGGCGGGATACAATATCAACAGATTCGACCTTCATATTGTTGATCGGCTTAGTAATAAGTACGGCAACCTAAATAAGGAAGGGCGAACAGATATTTTTTATCCAAGAGATGTTATTGATGGTATGAATTTAATCTTTTATTGGTTCGAAAATAATAATGACTTAAAAAGCTACACTCTTGATAGTTTGCGAGATTATTTCGGAATTTCCAAAGAAGGTGCCCACGACGCCTTAAAGGACGTTAGAGATACCGCTGAAATAATTATTAGATTTTTAAAGTTACATAGAAATTTGGGACAAAAGATTAAGTTTAAGAACGCCTTCACCAAGAACGAAAATGTCTAAAAAATACCAATACCCTTGTGGATGTTCCTTTGATATAGTAGAGCAGAATAATGGACTGAGTATAAAGTTCGATTCTTCTATAGAAAATATTAATCTGGAATGTCAAAGAACGTGGGATCTTATATCTGACGGTAATACCAAGGGTTGTTTTCAGCTAGAGTCTAGACTGGGAAGGTCTATGGCTAAAAAACTAAAGCCAGAAAACATAGAGCAGCTTTCTGCCCTGATTAGTATTATGAGACCTGGGTGTATTGCTGGAGATACTAAGATCTTAGTAGGCTATTATACTCATACCGATGGTCGTTTAAGAAATAAAACTATTTCAATAGAAAAACTATTTAAAGATCGTCAATATGACAGAATTATATCGTATGATGAAAAGTCTAAAAAATTAGTTTCAAACAAAATATTAGATATTATTGATAGTGGTATTAAAGAATGTTTCAAGATCAAGATAAAGACTAATGAAAGAAAAACTAATACATTACCATACAATTGGTATAAAGTAGAATGTACAGATGACCATAAGCTTTTAACTCCTAATGGATGGGTAGAGCTTAAAGATATGAAGCCCGGAATGAGGATATTGGTTATAAGAAAGAAAAACGGAACCAAAAAATTAAAGAAAAAGATTAAATCCAGACATTCTTCAAAAATTAGTATTGATAATATTGATGGTATTAAATCATATAAATTAAGATGTTATCAAAACTATGAATACAGATGTGTTTTTTGTGATTGGGATAAAGGATCTTTAGATGTTAATCACCTTGAAGGAAATAGACATACCAATAATGATGTTGAAAATCTTTGTTATTTATGTCCAAACCATCATAGAGAATATTCAGAAGGTAATATTGATATAGATACTATTATAGAAGCAAGAAAAAAATATAGACTATCTTATAGCGATGACTGTAAATGGGCTACTTATATAGATAAAATTAGCACTGGATATAAAAAGGTTTATGATATATCTATGGAGTCGCCCCACCACAATTTTATTGCTGGTAATGTAATAGTTCATAATTGTCTTGAGGCTGTGAGAGATGGTAAAACAGTATCTAATCATTATATAGACAAAAAAAATGGATTAGAGTCTGTGGACTATTTTCACGAAGCTCTGAAAGACTCTTTGCAAAACACCTATGGGGAAATGGTATATCAAGAACAGGCTATGGAAATAACTAAGGCTATAGCTGGATTTAATCTGCAAGAAGCAGATATGTTAAGAAAGGCTATTGGTAAGAAAAAACCGGAAGAAATGGCAAAGGTCAAAAGTAAGTTCTTGGAGGGGTCTCAAAAGCTAGGCATTGTAACAGTTGATGAGGCAGAACAGATTTTTAGTTGGATCGAAAAGAGTCAAAGATATTCGTTCAATAAGTCTC